TTAATCCAACCTACACCACCGACCAATAAACCACTTAACAAATCTTTATCGGCTCTATATTCTACTATCTTGTATTTAACTCCCTTTCTATCACAACTAGAAGGGCTGGTTTCTACCATCTCAAGTATTTCTTTTAAGTCAACACTTTCGCCATTAAATACCCTAGATGAATTTCTGTTTTTAAAAACCNTTTTAACTGTGCTTATCTCTCCTTTAGTATAAGTCTTTTCTTTTTCGTATTTACCTTGTAAGCTCTCTTTTTTTCGTTTCTGATGAGCTAGGTATCTTGATTGGTAGTCCATAGATTTGGCTTATTAACATATAAGTTTTTACCCTCTGCGAAAGTTGGAGCTAGTTTTTCAAATAACTTACAATTCTTTTTTAAGCTATCATTTTTCATTTCTCTATATTCTGTTTTTTGTCCGCAATCGTGTCCTTCGTGTATTGCTTTAAGTCCTTGAATATAATAATTATGAAACCCTGAATAATGAGAACGAAGTGCTAAGTCGCTATCTTCTAGTCCATAGGGGTGATAGTCTTCTCTATAATATCCTATTTTATCAATTAACTTTTTACTAAACATCTTCGGACCGAACACTCTTTTTCCTTTATGAACACCAATTCCGTTTATTTCTGTTATTGGGTATTTTTCTTCTACTGTATGAATAGCACATATACCAGTATCTTCTATTAACTCGTGATGTTTAACCATTTCTGACATCCAATTATCTGGCAAGTCTATATCATTTCCTGTGTGGACTATTAAATCCCCCTTAGCTCTTAAAATTAACTGATTAAGTGTTCTTGCTACTCCTTTATTCTCTCCGTTTATTAAGTGAACTGCTGGGTTTAAACTTTTAATATAATCGATAACTCTCTCGTCTGTGCTTCCGTTGTCTGCGACTAATAACTCAAAATCTTCGTATCCTGTGTTATTCAAAATCTTATCTAAAGTCTTTTTAGTCTGCTCATATCTGTCTATTGTTATCATTATAATACTTACTTTCATTTTATTTATATTTAGCACCCAGATAAGGATTTGAACCTTAACCGATAGTTTTGGAGACTATTATGCTACCATTACACTATCTGGGTATAGGGTCTAATCCCTATTTTTTAGCTTTAATTTCTTTATATCGTTTTTTATATTCTTCTAAATTATCAAGTATTTCTACTTCAATATCACTTCCTTTTAAGTCTATTTTATGTGGAACCTCAAATTCTCCTAAGTCTAATTTTTCTTTATCAAGTAAACGACTAACCTCTCCGTTATATTTATTTACAAAGCCATTCATTTTTTCTAATTCATCTAATTCATTAGCTAATTTTTTTTGTATATTTTCATTAATAGCTATTTGATTTTCTTGATTAAAAAACTTTTTAAAGTCGTCATATTTACCAGAGCAGTTTCTTTTCTTATCTACTTTAATTCCATTAACTACTAATTCTTTATCTACAATTTTCTCTGCTTCCTTTTCTATTTTAGCTGACAATTCTCTTCCTTTTAAAACGACATCTCTTTTCTTTTCTAATAAGTCTTTAATTTTTTTATTTTGTAATTTGATTATACGCATATAGCCATTTTTTATAATTATTTTTAATATTGTAATTCTTTAAGACATACTTCTTAGCATTCTTGCCTATTTGTCGTCTTAGAGATTTATCTTTAATTAACTTATTTAATTGATTTCTAAAGTCTTCTTCTGTTGTTGCTAATAATCCTAAACTTTCATCTTTTAAGTCGTAATCATAAGGACTTAAACCATCAGGGAACGATTGAGCAACTACTGGTATTTCTAACATAGAGCATTCTAAAAACTTTATATTAGATTTACACCTATTAAAGTAATTGTCTTTACGAGGTATTAAGGCAATATCTAATTCAAGAGAGTTTAATTTATCTTGATAATCATATATAGGAACTACTGGATGCCATTCAATGTTTATCTTACTCCAATACTCGTATTCTTTACGATATAGTTTTTTAATTAGTTTAGATTTCTTTGGTTGTAATCCAAACATAACTAATTGAACATCATCTCTATTTCCTAATTCTTTTAAAAGGTCTTTTATGTGTTCACTATCTCCATTATTAGCTACACTTCCAATTATTCCTATTCTTACTTTATCTCCTTTATTTCTAAGTGGCTTGTCCCAGTCATCAGGGTCTACACAATTAGGAAGGACTACTACATTAGGGTTTAGCTTTCTATACTCATCTGCTAGAAATTCAGTTGTAGTTGTTACTAAATCAGCATATCTTATAAATCGGTCTAACATTCCGGCACTCTTTTTAAAGAATTTACCCATAGTCATTCCGTCATCTACATTATAAGTGTCATCATTATCATAGACTATTTTCTTTCCTGCTTTTTTTAGCTTAACAGCCATCTGTAATCTCTCTTGGTCGTCTGGTCTATGAAATACTACTACATCACTAGAAGCTACATCGTGTTGTATTCCTACTCGTTGAGGTTTGTTATCATATAAACTTTTAATATCAGTCTTCCAGCCATTATGTAGAAAAGGCATCATTGTCCTTACATAAGCACATCCTGTATATGAGTTATTTATTCCAAATACTTTCATATTAATTTATTAACCCCTTTTTTCTTAGGACTTCCATCGCTTGCCTTGCTTCATCATCTATACTAGCTTCTATTTCCATTTTTGTTTCCGCACGGCTTTTCGGCGGGAGTTTCGGGTCTCTCGCTCTCTCGCTTTCTGGTTTAACCATTCCAGCGTAAGGATGTCCTGGAGGGTAGACTTCGATTCCGTTTTCATTTAAGTATAATTTATCGTGTTTAGTTATATTTACTAAAGTTGCCATAATTGTTTGCTCTTTTAGCTCAAGCACCGCAAAGAGCTGTGGGCTTGAACTAAACAAGTATGATTATTACTAATCTTTTAAATTCCTATTACTAGGAAGCACTTGATAACACATTCACACCGTAAGTAGCACGATTTAAGATTACACCAAACTGTAAGTCAGCAGTTGTAACAGTGCTTAAGTATTGTGGAACATAATTAGATTGAACACGAACTACACCCATTTGACCAGGTAATCTGGTTTCAGCCCAGTGAATAGCATCACGATGAGCAATAGCATTATATCGTCCAGTTGTGCCAGAGATATAAGGGATACGGTTGCTTAGAGAAACCATAACACCATATAACATAGTAGCAGGGCGATTTAATACAGGGTCATTTCCAGCTGTGTTAATCTTTAACTGATAAATAGTATTACCAGCAATTTGGTTCCACCATACCTTTGTATCAAAGAACATTCTAAAGTTTCCATCAGCGATTTCTTCTTTAGTGTTTGCTTCTAAGATACCAATAGCTTTACGGATATCAGAGTCTTGAACTTCAGTAGTTGAAGCACCAACAGAGTCTGTAAAAGTTCCAAATAATTCTGCGATAGCATCTTCAAGAACCATAGCAGCAGTATAACCTGCGTTTCTTGCGTATTTTTCTTGAGTGTAACGAGATTTTAAGAACTTAGCAGCATCTCCATCTTCAATAGCGAAAGATACTTCTTTCCAAGTATCAACTACTAAATTGACTTGAGTTTCTGTGTTAGCGTTTAAAGTAACAGCAGTTGCGTTACTTTTTGCGTAAGCGGACATCTCTGTAATGTTTCCAGTATGAATAGTATCACCACCACCAGATAATTCATCACTTCTATCAATAAAGAATAAAGAGAAGTGTCTTTTTTCTTTAGCGAAGTCGTTAATCTTTGGTGACCATACCTCATTAATGTAAACATCAAGATTTCCACTAGCACCTGTTAAGGTATTGGATGGGAAAGCCATATTAGCTTATAAAGAACAATGATATGAGAACCTACGAACTAAATCCCATATTCTTAAGAAATTCTTTAGACTTAGATTGTCTAAACTTTTCAAATTCTTCTGGGGACATTTCTTTCTTAGAGTAGGTTAGAGGTTTACCACTTGAGCTTAATTGAGCCTTATTCTTTCTATCTTCAAGTTTTCTTTTCTCTTCAATAGATTTAAATAGCTCATCATTTACAGCGTCAATAAGTGAAATGTTTTTACCTTTAGAAGCATATCCAGCCTTGATAATTCTTAGCTTTTCAATGTCTTCTTCGGTGTAACCATCTCTTTTAAGAAACCTAACATCCATAGCTTCTTCAAAATCAGGGTTCTCTTGATTAGTTTTTTTAATGTCCTCTTTTTTTTCTAAAGGCTTAGAGGTTGCCTTTTTTCTCCAATGTTCTTTTTGAGCCTCAATAGTTTTTAATTTCTTTTGTAAGGCTTCATAGTCTTC